TATGATTATTATTTCTATCATAATTTTAATCTCCACAATAAGCACCAATTCCGTAACCCATAGCACGGCTGATACATTCTTGATATTCGTTATAAGCTATACCTTCTTTACGTGCTGCCATTTCTTCTCTCATACGTTGTGCTTTGGCTTCCGCTTCACGTCTGATCCGGTCGGCTTCCAGTTGTGCATGAAGAAGAACTGAATTAACAGCAGCCTGTTCCCTTTCTTCGCATTCCTTCGCTTCACGAGCTTTTTCTTCCGCTTCGATTGCTTGGCGTGTTTCAGCTACCTTAACCTCAAACTTTGCCATGTTCCAAGATTTACGGAGTGCATCAGAAAATGTCGGGTACTTTGCACGAGCGTTAATGAATAACTGGTGTGCTCTTCTCATTATCTTGCTTAAATCGTAACGTTTCATATGTTATACATTTTAACGTGATACATCAATTTTACAATGCAAATATAATGTAGTAGATTAATATATCAAAACAAAACAATAATATACTACATCATATTAACATTAATTAATCATGTAATACATTAAATATAAGGATAAGTATTGTACTTTTGCATCATAACTAATTAATGCACTACATTATGGCAGAATTGAGAATAAAAGAAGTGTGTAAAGAGAAAGGTGTTAAAGTTATGGATTTATCCACAATGATAGGTATTTCACAGACAAACACGAGTAATATAATTAATGGAAAGGTAAATCCATCACTTGAGACATTGGAAAAAATCGCCAGTGCCTTAAATGTGAGAATAACCGAGTTATTCGAGGAACCGACCAGTATAAACGGCTACATCGAATTAGACGGAACCATCCACAAGGTTACGAGTAAGGAAGATATTAAAAAGTTAGCTGATAAATTGTGAACCTAATATGGCAATAATAATCATCATTGCTTCCACGATAGTATTGATAATAGCCTTATGCCGAATTAGCAGCAAAGACAGCAATACAAAATCCGATCTTTACGAATATAAAGTTCGATTAATCAATCAATGCCTGCGTGACATGGATAACGCATCAAACAAAAATGATGTCATTAAAAGTTATAATGCAATAATAAGCTACATAAATCAGCTTCCCGATACAATAATACTGAATAATATGACGCTTAAGCAAGCACGTTCTGTCATTCGTAATGAGTATGAAGAAGCCATGAAGCGTACAAATAAACTGGAACCACAGCATGTATCAGTTAAAGGAATAGACGTAGATGTTTATGATAACGGAGATATTGTAGGAGAATATAAATCAACAGTAAATGGGTACGATTTCAACATACCCATAAATACATCAATACAACAGATAAAAGACAAGGAGCGAAAAGCTAAGGAGTTAGAAGAGGAAACTATATCCAAATACGGGAAAGGCTCTATTATAGACTTGGGGGATGGATATGTACGTGTGAAATGGAGCTACCTACATAAACGATATTTCAAAGGGGCTGTTATGGGTGATTTATTTTGGGAGTATAATGGTATAGACGAATATATAGACATAAAGAAATCCAAGTTGGATGCCATGGAAGAAAGACGTTCTGCATACATGAAACAAGAACGTTCCATACATCGTATAGCGATGCTAAACAACAAGGGCATTGAACTTGAAAAACGTGGAGAAATTCAAGAGGCTATCAAAACATATGAGCAAAACATTTCTTACGAAGATTGTGACGCAACACATTCTTATGACAGACTTATGATATTATATAGAAAACAAAAGGATTACGTGAACGAACTGCGTATTATTAAAAAAGCCATATCTACATTCCCGAAAGAGAAAAAATACGCCGAGAGGCTTAAGAAAGTCGAACAATTGATAAATAAGCAATTATAAATTAATGTGACATACAAAAGACGCTGTGCTAGTTTATCACAGCGTCTTACGCATTTATATGTCAACTCACTGTATTTCGCCAACTTCCATCAGAAGAAGTCCCTCTCTTATTGGCCATTTCGGTAGGATTTCCATTCTCGTCAATCAAGCCATTTTCTAAAGCCAATTTTTAAAGTTCCTCCACTGAACATCCCAACTTATCTGCTACTTCATCAAATGTTAAGCTATTATTCATTTTTATTTCCATGATCATGCAGCCATTAAAGATTTAAACTTATTCAGAAAATACACCTGGCCTTTACCTGTAACGTAACAGGTATGTTTTATAAAAATGGGACTTCCACCCGACACTATCGGTCTTTCTTTCACAAAGAACAATCCCATTTCTGACGTCCTCTGTGTGGGCATATAGTCATTTACGTATTTATTCTTCGACTTGCTGTATCGCTGCTTTCTGATAAGGTACTTGTTCTCTACCATCCATTCATAAAGCCTTATTTCTCCAATCTTATATCCGTTTTGAGTGATAAGTTTCGCAAGATCTCCTATGAGAATATTGGTAGACGAGCTTGTTACACATTCCGTGAATACTACGGCTGGCTTTGTTTCCTCTATGATAGACAGCTTCTCCTGTTCCTTTTTCTGCACTTCCAATGCCAATCGTTGCTTCTCCTCACGTTCGCTCTTTAGTTGTGTGGCAAGACTTATAACAAGGTCAGGGTTGTTAATCATCTGCTCAAGCGTTGGCTGCGTGGCGGTCATACCGTATCTCATTAACTCGTCAAGCTTCTCGGTACACCATAGTTTCAAATCAATGTCTAACCATTGACAGAAATCAACTACTATTAATCTGTGCATCCAAGTACCTTGTTGATTATCAACGATGTGGGATTTTCCCATATCGCTAATATTCCCACCTTTTGATGTTACAACTAATTGATTTTCAGAAATACCATATTTTCTTGTAATTGCATTAATCAATTTTACCGTATCTGGCAATCTCAAATATTCAGCAGGGCGCTTTCCATAGATTTTAGCAAGCTGTGTGGCGTTAACCATAACATCATCTTTGATGTCAAAAAGGGCATCGTTCCCATTATAGGAGAAAGTCTTGCTCGTCTCGTGAGCTGACGCAATTTGTACGGTACTATTATTCCCGTTCAAATAGATTTCATTTGGTTGTCGCATGAAATGAAATTATTTGTTTACAAAAAAAGGAGAAGTACACCCTAAGTCTGCGACAACCTCTTTACTGCTATGCGGCGAATAAAGACACGAGTGTAACTTCTCCAATATATTATTAAAAAGTATGCCGTATGGATATAAAAAATCCACATAGCTGTTATGTAAATAAAGTTGTCGCACCGCAAAGGTACTAATACTTTTCACAACAGCAAATGTTTTCGGCAGTAAATTGCGAATACTCGCATATGAATGATTATTTTTCATAATGTACTGCGCCTCTTCACGCAGATAAAAAATAAAGTGCCTATCCTTTGCCACGCATATTGTGAAGCCCCGTAGCATTAAATAGACACTTTACATTAATATCTTGTTTCCGGAGGGCTTCACTCGACCAGTCTTATTGTTTTCACGATGCAAATATAGGAATTTAATTTAAAGAAGTGACGTATTTAGAGTCACTTCTTTCATATAATCAAAGAAAATCCCTTAGAATCTCCTCGTCACTCAATTCATTAAAGCTTCTGTGATGATAATCTATCGAGTAGCAAAGCAAATCCACAAACTCATCATGAGGTTTTGCAGGAAAACCGCACACCTCATCAATAAACATTTCATTCCAATCTCCATCCACAAGATACACACGTCCACTCTCAACAAAAGGAGAGGCAGCGTTTAACCTTGTTTCTTTGCTGTCTTTTGGTGAAGAAGTGGCAACAACACTCAGGTTGGTTGTTTCGCGTAATTGGTCTATTACGGAAAGACCATTTGCTTTCGGTTCAATCCTTACCGTACTATCACTTCCATATCCATTGTCACGTACATAGGAAGGAAGAAAACGGCACAATTCAGGGAACTTCATATTCACCTTCTTTCCACACACAATATATATATCATTACCAATCATGCAGGAACCGAGTATGCCAGTCGGATCGTTGCTCGTTTTTTCCGTATAAGCCGTATCGACAAAAAAGATTATAGGCTCATATTTAAGCTTTTTCTTAAAGTCAAAAGCAGAAATATGACCAAACCACGCTTCCTTGATAATATTACCTCCTTCAACGGTGGGATGCTGCTGGTATAACGCAGAAAAGAATCTTGGCGAACGTTTTTGTGCGTCAAGAAGCCTTTCCAAAGAATGACGTTGCGGCCACAATGCCTCGCCTACCTTGCGAGGGTCAAAATCATTCCCATCCTCAAGTGTCTCGCGTATAGCAGGAACAGACAATACAGTCCATTTGTCAGGTTCCTTCTTCAATATGCGTCCGGCAAGGTCATCGTCATGCCATCTCGTCATAATAAAAAGCTGTTTGCTTTCATTATGAAGACGTGTAAGCAACACTGAAGTATACCAATCCCACACGCGCTCTCTGTAAGTAACAGAATAGGCTTCCATTGCCGGGTCATCAATAATGGCTATATCCACTGGCGTTCCCGTCAAAGAACCACCGACACCAACCGCCTTATAAAAACCTTTATGCCCCACCGTCTCAAATATATCCACATTGCGCAAATAACCTTTTACATCCGTCCTGACATTACTTCCATTAAGATAAGTATTGGGGAATATAGCTTGATACTCCTTGCTATCTATAATACGCTGAATAGAACGCGAGAATTGTTCTGCAAGATTAGCACTATACGATGTACCGACAATTTTAAGATCAGGATTACAGCCTAAAGCAAACGCTGGGAAATTACGAGATACAATTTCAGATTTCCCATTTTGTGGCGGCATGAATACCATTAAATTCTTGATTTTACCATCAAAAAGCATTTGGCAATGATCAGCAATAACCTTGTGGAACCACATACTGGTATATGACGCATTGATATACGGAATAAATTTATAAAACATATTGGGAGCATCCATTTTCAATAGCAGACGCTCCAACTCAAGCTTTCTTTTTACCTGTGCATCAGTTAATCTCATTATTCCTCACGCAATTTTTCCAGACGTTCTAATTCATCCAACATATCTTCACGGGACATATCCTCACTGTCCTTGTTGATATTCACTTCTGTCGGTGAATCAAAACCAAGCATCTTGCAGATACGCTCAATAGCTTTTATTTTATCGTACAACTCTATCTTCACATACTCAACATCCACTATTTCCGGCTCATCTCTTGTGCCGATATTCTTTTTAAGCACTTTTGTAGAAATACTTTTTATTGATGATTTTTCTTTCTTAGAAAGCCGGTCAAATTCCTTACGTTCAATCCAAGTATTATGCATATCGGCGATGGTAGAAAATGCAATACCGGATAATTCCTGTAAGATACGCTCTTTAGTTATATCTGACTTCTCCTTTTGTTCTAATTGCAATTCTTTGACCCTTGCCGTAATCATGCCGTTATTTAACAGTTCAATCGCTTTCCGATTAACAGTGTTGTCTTTCATATTCTTACAAGAATACGCACGACGATAAGATTCGGATGCGTTCCCACATTCAATGTAGTAATTACAAAAATTTTCCTGTTTTATTGATAACCTCATGTCTTTTCGTCCGATTAGCTACATGCCACTTGACATGTAATGCAAAGTTAATAATTTTAATTTATTATTTTATATTTGTCCACTGATGTTACTAAAAAAGTATAAGTGATTGGTAATGAATGGTGATTACCTATTTATTGTAGTAATAGGTTACGAATTATCGAGTTATCTATTCTTTCATGTTCATTAGCCTTGTCACTGAATTACCCATATTGTTCCAGGCATCATCTATTGCTTTTCTATGTCTTCTTTCACTATGATGTCCGACCTTGATAGGTTCTCCAAGTGAAAGGAAATCAGCATCCTTATTCGACTTGTTATAAAATTCAGTACTCTTGCGTTCTGCGGATACAGCCCATTCACGTCTGCGTTCTGCCTTTTGCTTCGCCCATTCCTGAACGTTAAAACCGTCAGCACGGACGATGGAGTAATAGTAAAAACCGTCTTTCTCAAAAATTAGATTGAAAACTATGCTTTCGTTTTCTTTGCCATACCTAGTGGTAACTAGAATTTCTTCACCTCTTTCGTGCTTTTCTTCGCACTTTGCTAAAAATACATTTGGACAGAATTTGTGGTAAGTATTCATTGCTCTTGTCTTTTAATGATTAGTATTATTGGTTTCTTTTTGTATTGTAAAGATAATCATTATCAACGAGTTAACCAAAATAAAACAATCTAAAAACTTATGCTTAAACCTTGTTTAACTTATTGTTTTA